CTCGGTTACCTGCCACTGCATCTCGTCAGCGCTGCCTCCAAGGCGCGGTGTCCAATATTCGATCTCGTCGTTCGGGATGTGGAACTCGCAGCCGAGACCCTCAGGGCCCAGCTTTGTGTTCATCATGTTGACGCTGCGCATCGCGAACAGCATCCCGTCCTCGCGTTCTCGGATCACTCGCACGGTAGCGATCTTATCCGGCACAGCTCCGTCGCCCTCTGCGTACGAGAGCACCATGACCCCGACGTCGACGTTGTCGTACTTGATGGTCGAGCGGTAGATGCACGTCTTGTGCGGCATGACGAAGTGCTTATGGCAGATGAACTGCACACCGTCCGTCTGGGCTTGATGCACCACGTCGAGCGCCAAGGGGCCGAAGTTAAACTGCTCGACGTAGGGGTCGCGCAGGAAAAGCTTCAGACCTTTTTTGGTGTCTTCGGTGGCGAAGATTTTCTCGTTCTTCAAAGCATCATAGATGTCGTCAGTGCTAGGCGGGACGGTGTCCACGTCAGCTGTGTGGTACGTCGCCATCGGCGTTCTCCTCGGGTTTTTTGGCTGTCCACGGGCCGGGTCTTCTACGGTTGAGGGTCGCCTCGTAAGGTACCTCAAGGGTCTTCCACCTGAGCCTGCAGGACAGGCATTCGCGAACGCGAACTACGGACTTGGAGTGCTGGCGCTTGCCGCGCCACACGATCCTCGACGGTTTCTCCCGGGTCTCCACAACCCGGGAGCGGCCGTCCCCCTTACACAGGGGGCAGTACGTGCTCACGGACGTGGCAGGAATTTGCCGCGCTTCGGCCACTCGACAAAGTTAATGGACGCGACGTGGCGAAGGTCGACAGCACCATCGAACATGTCCGCCTCGATCTCGAATATACTGGGAGGCACGCGCGAGGACTTATCGAACGGTCCGCGCCTGTCCCACGACGTGCGCAGCCTCCACGCTTTCACCGCGGCATCGTAGACCTTGCGGGCCTTCTTGGCGTTGTTGAAGCGGTACACCGGCGCAGGTGCTGCGAAGGTGTAGTTGAACACGATCTGCGCATTCTCAGTTGGGCAGTACTCTTCCGGGGCGGGCTGGTTCATGTGTTCTCTCGCTAGTTGGAGGATGTCCATCAGATTTCGTCCACGAAGTTCAAGTCGGGTGACGATGCTAGGTCGATCTGGATAATGTTCTCCTTGGAGAAAGCCAGACCAGTCCCTCCTCCAAGGAAGCCAACTACGGTGGTCGTGGCCATGGAGGCCTTCAGTGCTTCCATCAGCAGGTGTCTTGATTTGCCGGACTTCTTGAGCCACTCACCGAATGTGCTCGAAGAAATACGCATGAGCTTATCGTCTATTCCGATCTGAACGGACACGCCGTTGATGCGCGAAACGTCAGATGGTTTGATGATCCTGACAGCGTTAGCACTGCCCGGTTTCGGGGGCTTGCCCACCGCCACATGGATGCGGTCTGTCCATAGCACCTTGTTCTGCTGCTGCATGTCTTTCAGGAACGAGGACATGATCGACGAGATGTTGATAGTTCTCGTAAGGTCTACCGTCTGCGACCCCCGTAACGCGCGCATAGTGTCCAACGAGCGCAGCATAAACGCCTTCAGCGCGGGCTCGTCGAAGACCGCATACCCCAGCGCATTGGCGTAGCGCGCTCCGAGCAAGACGCATGCAATCAATGATATCCAAAACCGTTCCTCCTGATGGGACTTGGTCTCGATGTTCAACTGCTTGCTGAGCGAAGCCATGTCAGCTTCGATGCTATGGAAGTTTGTACCGAGCCACTGTGCGTACTTTAGGCCCACACTCCCATAATTTGTATTCAGCTTCGACAAGCGAATGGTAGCTTCCGACGTGTCGATCAAGCCAGTCTGCGACGGCGAAGCTGGCACTACCGTGTATTCGAATATCCGGTACAGGCCGGCCAGCGTGGTCTGTGTCTGCTGGGTCACGTGGTCGATCAAACTGTCGTTCGAGGCAGAAACGACTAACGTCTGCCAGTGCCCGGGCTCTTTCATCTGCGCGTGCTGATTGAGCCTCGACTTCTCCTTGCCCTGCGCGATCTGGAACGTCATGTTGACGAACTTCTTCGTGTCCTCGTCGGTCTTGAGCTCGTCCCAGTAAACCGGCAAGGAACGGACTTCGCCAATCTTTTTCATAACAGCATTCTGCGTATCCGATAGCGACTGCACTGCGCGAATGGGATCGCCCCAAACAGCCTGCGCGATCCTTAATGCAGTAGACTTGCCGATGCCACTCTCTTTGCTGTATGCGCTCATGAGCATACCCAGATGGCCAGTGAACATCACAAGGGGTGCAGCGAAAGCTGAAGCCACTATTGCTTCCAAATCGGGCCTGCCTTGCGACGTGACTAATTTTACTGCATCGATCCAATATGCGTCGGAGCCTTTCGGCTTGTACTGTTGGTTGATTACAGGGTTGGCGGTAGCGCTCGGCGAGCTTCCATTTGGCGTCCAGAGCTGACCACCATATATAAAACCTTCCGTCTGGCCGTTTTTGTCGTGCCATCCAAAAGGAGCACTGGCCACGCTGTCTTTGATCTGCTGCAGTTTTTTCACCCATGACACGAAGAAATCTCCTGAGAATTTGTCGGTGGTGCCCAGCATGAACCCTTGGCTCTGCAGGACCTTGCGCATCTCGTTCGTCCCGATGTACTCGAGGTCGATGCTGATCTGACCAACCTTGTTACGCTCCACCACGCTGTCGAAGTGGAGCATGTTCGGGTCCTTCTGCAGCCAAGCATTCATCATTGGATAGTCGCTGATCGGGATGCTGATCTGCTGTTGCGGATTCGCAGGGTCGGTAACCACCTTGCAGATGATGTTCGCCGCGGTGCGCAGGTAGCCCGCCGGCATGTCGGAGTTACCTCCGGAGGTTACAGGCCCGTGTAGCGCATGGCCGGCGACCGACGCTCCGCCAGTGGTGGGGCTGAACCCGCTCGTCTGAACGATTGGATTTGGAGCCGGTTGAGCTGCCGGAGTGCTTCCCGGCGAAGGCGGGACGCTTCCAACAACTCCTGACGTAGTTGCTCGCACCTCGAAGTTAAGCGGAGATTTTCCCTGTGCAAAGAGAGCGCAGCTTTTGCAAGCTGTAGCTCCCGTTGCCGAGATCGTCGCACAGCTGGGCCAGCCAAGACCGCGTTCGCTACGTTCACGATCCTTTCGATCAAAGAATTCGTCCGTGCTCTCTTTGGTATATGTCGCATGCTTGTCTCCCATGCGGTGAGCATCGGCGCGCCCACCCTTGGTGAAGGTTGAAATGAGCGTCGTGATGTTCCAGAGCGGGTTGTTTAGCCCGGCACCGCCACTGGCAACCGCATCACGTAGGAAGCCGCAGAGTGGAGTGACAAGATCAAGATCAGGAGAAGGCCACAACTGATCAAGACCAGCCTGTAGCTCAGAAGGTGGAGCGGTGACGGGCCGTAGCGGAAACAGGGATCGGTCAACAGCCAGCGAGCTTTGTGCCTGTGGTACTCTTCCAACATACGGAAGTAGAGGCCCAGCCACACGGTCGAGGCTATAATCATAATCGAGAGGCTGGCCAATAAACCGAACATGCCGCGCGGGCTCCTGCTTGCGGTTGAGAGTATCGGGGATGCGCAGCACGCGGACGCTGTCCACGGTGCACTGCGTGTCGCACAGCAACCCATTTGCCTTCGCCGCTTCAGCGAGCGAGAACGCGATGGGGAGCCATTCGTCGGGGCTGAGTGCGCGATCCACGCACCAGTAGAAGTGAAAGCCACCGCCGGAGTGGACGATCATCGTCGGCTTCGGGAGCCCCACCGTCTTGATGAAGTCCATTGTCGCCTTGACCGCGTCGTCGGGCGTGGCGTAGCTGCTGCCGTTCACCTTGCCGTAGTCGACATCGAGGAAGAAGCTCTTCAGCGCGATGGCGTTGGTAGCCAGCCGGATCGGCGCGTTGTAGGTACGCGGGAACTTCCCTTTGGTGACCTTAGCCTCGGCCGCCAGCTGCGTCGACATGCAGGCGTAGACGTCGAGCGTGTTCGAGCCGGCCTTCAGCGCGAACTCGAGGGTCTTCCCCGCTTCGCCGGCGGACTGCACGGCGCGGCCGGTCCACGCGGGCTTGCCGTCGGGGCGCGGGTTGGTGGGTGGAAAGGTCCAGTGGATATTGACGAACCCGGGCTGACCGGGCTCTGGCCACGGCAGCACGCGGGCCAGATAAATTTTGGCGTTCTCGAACATGAAGTTTCCCCGACCACCTGAGGGGGGACTGTCCCCCCTCAGTCGCTTTTTATTTTTACTGGCCGGCGATCAGGGCGCTCAGTCGGTCGTCGATGGAGCCTTCGAAGGCCGTCACCACACCCGGGGTGACCGCGGGACCGGCCGGAACAGTGGCAGGAGCCGCTGCGGCGGCCGGCTGGGTGGCTTCCGGCTGCGTGGCCCCGAACCCCGTCATGGCGACGGCGGGCTTGGCGGGGGCTGCTGCAGCAGGCTGGACGGCAGGCTGAGCGACTGCAGTATTTGCTGGAGCGGCTGGTTGAGCAGTTGGTTGAGCAGCCGGCTGTTGCCCTGCAACAGGCCCGAAGCCAGTCGCTGCCGGAGCAGCACCTCCGTTGCCGACAGGTTGGGTCGCCAGTACCGGGGCTGGTTGGGTGACGGCGGCGGGCTGGACGGGTTGAGCTGCAGCGGGCTGAGCGACAGGCTGAACTGCCACCTGTTGAGTGACCGGCTGCACCGCGGTCGGCGGGATGGGCTCGATGAACGCGCCGGCCGGCGACTGAGCGACCTGAACCGGGGCCGGCGCGGTACCCTCGCTGATCACGCGGGCGACGTTGTCCGACCTCTGCATCTCAATCACGATGGCCGCTTCAGCTTCGGTCAACGGCCGGATCGCCGCGAACTGGAACTTCGGAAAGCTCTCCGCCGGATCGAAGCTGATCTTGATCCCCATCGAAAAGTAGGGGTAGCCCATCTGATGGTAGCGCTGGTTGAACGCTGCCAAGTCCTGAAGCGACGCCGCGGGGCACCTGAGAAGCAGCGGCCCGCCGAAACCCTCGTTGCGCAAATCGGCCAACGGTACGATGGCCATCCGGCGGTGGTCACCGCACGCCTTGCCCTTGCCGCCGTTTGCCGCCGAGCCCCATGCGTTGCGCGGGCACGTCGCGCAGACATTGGACTGCTTCTTCGGCACGCCCTGATCGGGAACGATGCCGTTCGCCGACGCACAGTCGGGTGAGGCGTTGGAGTTTTCGTCCCAACCGTTCTCGTACCACGTCTTCGAGAGCTGGGCGTTCGCCTTGAGGATCACGATGTCGACCGAGCCGCGCGGCCCGTCGCCGTCGTCGCGCATGAGGTTGAGCGAGTTCCCCTGATACTGGATCGACCAGACCTTGCCGCGATATTTGAGGAGGCCGTAGCCGCCGGTGAGGCCGCCCGAGAGATCATCCGCTGCCTGCTGTCCTGCGAAGGCGGCGGCTACCGGAACCTTGAAGGTGTCCGGCACAACGATTGCATTCGACATATATTCTCCTGAGATAAGTTAGAGGTTTTGGTGGGTGTGGCTATTTTTGGGTGTTGGTCTTGTCGGGCACGACAACAATTTTGGCCGCGCTACCACGCATCGCCGCGATAACTTGTGTGTTGTCTTTCCGGTGCGGAGGGGCTTCGGGGTCACCGTCGCCCTGCTGCATTCGATAGTTGTAAAAATCGTCTGCAAGTTCCTTGATGCTGGCAACGTATTCAGCGTCGAACCCAAGGCGTTCGCAAATATCCGCGTAAGCCCGTAGGGCTTCGGGAGCGGCCGGGTCTCGGGCTCCTAGGACAAAATGCGGCCAGTGAGGTATTGAGCCATCTCGGCGCACAACAAGGAACTTACCTTCTTTGAACTCTTCAGTTTTAGCCCAAATTTTCGTGACGACCTCTAGGGGTGGGGTCTTAGTTACTTGGTGGCGCGCCGCACGCCAATATCTTGGAACGGCGAGAAA